GACATCTGGGGCGATATCTTGTCGGGTTTGAGCTGGCTGAGCCCTATCGGAGCGGCCGCCAATATTGCGGCGAAGATTGCTGGCGGCAAGAAGAAGAAGGCCGCGCCCAAGAAGAAGGCCGCGCCCAAGAAGCTGGCGACCAAGAAGGGCAAATCAAAGAAGGATTTGTCCGGCGACGGGTTCCTTGACGACATCGGTCAGGCATTCTCGTTCCTGACACCCTGGGGGCTGGCGGGACAGGCTGCCGGCGCATTGGTTGGCGCAACGTCCTAAACAACATTAGAGAGCTAACGAGCTAACGCGCACTTTTTGTATAGTTGTCTGAATTATGGCGTTGTCCACTAAATCGGGCAAGCCGATTGCTGTCGTAGCGGGTGGCGACGAGGACGGCTTAGTTGTCTACACGACCGCTGCTCCTAAAACTACCAAATCTGCTTTGACGGCGGCACAGAAGGCGCTGGTCGCCGCGTCGCTGAAGAAAGATGGTTTCGACCCCGAAGACTCTGAACCTGCGCGGTTGATTGAGCGTGCGCTCGCCGGCGACCACTGCTCGTCCATCCGCGCGCCGGCTGGCGGCTCATTCATCTTACACCCGTCAGAGACTCCCGAACGTGTATACGTTGCTGGGCCCTCGGGCGCTGGCAAGTCAACGATTACGGCACAGTATGTTCGTGAGTTTCACGAAATGTATCCAAAACGGTCAATCTTTCTGTTCAGCACGCATGATGGCGAGAAGGCCTATGAAGAGCTACCTGTCACGCAGATAGACCTCGACCAAGAATTCCTCGACGACCCGCCGGGGCTCGCTGAGCTCAAAGAATCGCTCGTTATCTTTGACGATACAGACAATCTCCAGGACAAAGGTCTCCAGCGCGCGGTTCAAGCAGTCAACAGCGACCTGTTAGCTAACGGCCGCAAACACGGAATTTACGTCATCACGCTCAACCATCAGATTTCAGACTACTCGCGGACCAGGACACAACTCAATGAGGCGAACAGAGTCGTCTTGTTCCCAAATGCTGGCGGCACATATCACGTGACGCGATTCCTGAAGGTCTACGCCGGCATGGACAAAGTTCAAATCAAAAAGTTTCTTGACACGAGCAGCCGCTGGGCGGCCCTGGGCACGACGATACCTGCCTATGTCATCACTGAAAATGAGGTTTATCTTGTCCGTCAGTAATATGTTGCGCTCGTCTCTAATAGCTCTCAAATGTTCCCGTGGATGACCGTCGAAGAGGTTGAAGCAATGTTGCCGACCATCGAGGCTGCCGGCGTGTCCGCTGTCGCCCGCTCACCTCGAGGTTTTATCGCTGCTTACCGCCGCATACGGTCGCCGCTGCGTATGATGATAGCCGAAGTGCCTGACCTCCCGGCGCAAACGTGGGCTCAGCGACGTGACGCCTTCATTGCGCGTGCCCTGCCCGTTTATAATGCCGCGCCGACCCATCGCCGCGCGCTATCACTAATAGCGTGGGCATACCTTCCGCCTCTCAAAGTATTATAGAATAAACGAAAAAAAGTGTTGTCGTTTCATCGTGTAGACGTCTTTTGTGCGTTTGTTCACAGAACATGATTCTCCGGCTCGGGCGGCACTGGCACCAGTCGGCATACCATGCGGTCGAGTGTTGTGCGGTTGCTCTTGGCTGTCCTCTTCATGACGTCGGCAAACTCTTCGGCAGATTGATAATTACAGGCGGCTCGAGCGACACACCAGCGTCCGCATGTGCTGATGTTGGGGTGGAGGTGTTGGAGGCGCGTCGACGAATAAGCGACGTTTGGATAGGGCAGCAACAGGCGAGCCAGAAATGGCCGTCCCTGGCCAGATGCTTCCAAATACTCCTGTGGTATCCAATCTCGCTGTCTGTCAGGCGCCTGACCGTAGCTGTCAAAGTGTTCGACGCATGGTCGACCAGCAGCGTCGCGTGAATCGATAACAACTGTGTAATGTCCGGATTTCTCTTTATCCTCATAGAGAAGCCCGAACGGTCTTTTGGGCAACTCGGACATTCCAGCAAGCTGCTTGTATCGGTAGACGGGGCCGCCGATACGTTCCGACACCTCTGTCCCTGACAATGGCCGAGCGAGCGCAGCATCGATGGGTCCAACCATTCAGCAATTCTTGCGCACGACTATAATAGAACGCGCGCAAGATGTCGACCGTCCATGACCCGAAGGACCTGGTCTATTACAATGGCGCTATCATCAACGAATCGAACCAGCCAATCATCGCGGAAATCAACGACGTTCGTGCGCAGGCCCTCATCGAGACGCCGGAACTTTGGGACATGTCCGTCGTCCGATTCGACATCAACAGCCTGCTGCTACCGTTCGCTAAGGTGCCGATGGCGACACCTGCAGCGCCAGGTGTCTACAAGTCCTTGCTACAGGTTAATATGGACGCTGCGGTTGGATACGTATACTCCGAGAACCCCCGCGGCGAATTCAACGACCTGTCGCTATTCATCCGCTACTGGAACATGGCGTATGACTTTACGTTCCAACAGCTTGACCCAGCACTACAGGCTACATTGAAGAATGCCCCCAACTTCTACGTCGCGCCGAGTGGCAAGCTTCGCCTAGTCTTCCCGGCCGTCTGGTCAGATACGTCGGTCACTAAGCCACAGATTACGGTGAATGCGCTGTGGGCTGAATACCTTATCGGATTCCCGCTGTGGAGGAACAACAAGTTTGGATATACGCCCGGTGGCTACGACGCCCGCATCCGCATGGAAGACGAAACATTCGTCGTGCGCCTGCCGGACCGCACGGGTCTGCCACTCGCATTCGCAGCGTCGACATACGGCGTCGGTGGCGACCTCTGCTATATTGAGGAGATGTATGAGAGCCGTGGAAGCTTCAGCGCCGTGCGAGCAGTTTCGCTGACGACGACGTCACTGCCCGTCCAGTCCGAGGTGACACAGAACAGCAGCAGCAGCAATCAGCAGGGCGCCACGTCCAACAACAGTGCTAGCATTATCAGCGACTACCTCATGAGCACGACGGCATACACCGACCAGAACCGTATTGAGTATCTACCACAGGCAGAGTATCGCATGTCGCATCTGATGGGCCGCGAGGGACCTCGCCGAGTTACCATCCAGGCGTGGTGGACCGACCACTTCGGGGGACGTTTCCCTATGATGCTGCCACAATTCGGCACGTTCGCTGTCAAAATTCTCTTCAGGCGACGGTTTCAGGATGAATAAAAATACGAGTTACGTGCTGTCGAGTCGACGAGCCCTTTTTCGCGCATCTATAACATACGTATCCTCTAACATGAGCATCTCTGTTCAGACCCTTGATACCGTCCGCGTGGTAGACCCGCGATGCGACCTCAACAGCGCCGCCCGTCGGACCTACAAGATAATTGATGGTCCGCAGGATGTCAGCTACGTGCGCATCTCCGCAGACGGCGGGGCGTCGACCAACATGACATTCACGGTAAACCCGCCGTCGACGCGAGTGCTTGTCAATCGGCACATGCTGCTACAGACAAAGTTCACGCTTACGTTCACTGGCAAAGCTACTAACAACAACCAGCGGCTCATTAACGCCGCTGGTCTTCCTGGTGGCACTGGTGCCCTGAAGTGCGACGGTCCGCGCGCATACCCTCTCGCCAACGCCATTCGTTCTCTCCAGGTTACGCTCAACAACGACCGAATGACCCAGAGCGTCAACCGATACTGGAGGGCTATGACGCGATATGCTAACAGCTTCGACCAACAGAATCTCGACCAATCGACTACGCCTACCTACTTGGACCAGACCCAGCAATACTCTCAGAACTCGAGCGGTTCAGGCTCACGAGCGCCGCTTGGCGACTACACCGACAACCTCGTTGTGCCGCCGCGTGGGGGTTGGGTCGACTGTAACATTGTTGCCAACCCGATTGGTAATACGGGCGTCGACCTCGTAGCGGTTGTCGAGCTGACATGCGCGGAGCCCATCTGGTTGAGCCCCTTCCAGTATCAACGACAAAACCAGAGCACTGGCCTCATTGGTGTCCAGAACATGACGATTCAGGTCGACCTCGGTGGTCGTTCGGCTGGCGGCCCCGGAAATGGTTCTGTGCCAATTACCAGTCCGGTTGGTGGACTCGCTGCGGCCCTCTGGTCGCACGACCAAAACGCATTTCCCGGCGTCGGCGACCCAGTCGATGGCGTTACCGTTGCTGTCAACGAAGCGTTCATCCTCGCATCATACCTGACACCCGACATGCTGACCGTCATCCCGCCGGTTAACAGCTACCCCTACTACGAGCCGCAGGTTTACTCGCCGGCTGTGCTAGGGCCTACAGCCCCTGGCGACTCTACGATTCTAAATATGAATGCCGTCCAGCTGAACAGCATTCCCTCCAGAGTCTATGTGTTTGTGACAAGGTCAGATACCGATATGCGTATCACAGACACAGACACATACGCAGCTTTGGAGAACGTCAACATCTCCTTCGACAACAGGGACTCCATCCTCAGCAACGCGACCTCCTACGACCTCTACCAGATTGCGGTCAAGAACGGCACCAATCTGTCGTGGCCGCAGTGGTCGGCAAAGGTCGGTGGTGTGCTCGCTCTCGACTTCGGCGAGGATGTTCCGTTGCGCGCCAATCAAGCGCCGTCGCTTCGAGGCAGCTACAATCTGTCAATGAGGGTTCAGGCTAAGAACGTTTCAACTGTGCCGCAGAACCTCCAATTGACCGTTGTCGTCGTCAGCGTCGGCGTCATTACCATCGCCAACCAGAATGTCGTGCGCTCTGTCGGCGTGTTGACCACGGACGACGTGCTCGCCAGCAAGGCGCAGGACGCTCTGCCCTGGAGCCCGTCCGGCGATATCTACGGCGGCGCCGGAATTATGGACACGATTAAGGGCCTCTT